ACTATCAGAATCTAGCCTTGCTTTAGATAAACAATATACACACGGTGCAATTACAAAGAAAGATATTATTGATAACATTCTAGCAGAATATAATACTAGCAGTGTTAAAATAAAAGATTTGAAGATACTTCTAGAATATCTTACAGGTATTTATTTGTTAGATAAATCATTAGATAAATCATTAGATAAATCATTAGATAACCAAATAGATACCTTATCAGAAAAAAATAATAAAAACAAGGATAAAATAAAACACTCGCTAGATTACTTCATATCATTAAAATCAGAAAAACAAGCTGCAATCCTAGCATCTATAACTAATACTAAAATCCAAGAACAGGCACGAATTCCATTATTTACTATTCTAGAATCACCTTTGTCTGGTTATCATAAACAAATAGCTATTTCTAAACTAAATATGCTAGAACAAATGGATGCCGCAGATGCCGAATATTATAAACTCAAGCAATGGTTGGATAACTTACTAGCAATTCCATTTGGTATATTCAAAGAACCTGAATTTATCAAAGCACCAAAACCAGCAGATGTTTTGAGCAATGCAAAAGAGATAATGAATAATGCAATATACGGACAACAGAAAACAAAGGACCATATATTGGAAATAGTCGCTAGAATGATTACTAATCCTGCAAGCCGAGGTTCGGTCTTCGCAGTTGAAGGTGCAGCTGGTGTTGGTAAAACTAGTCTTATAAAAAGGGGATTGGCACCTATTTTCGGATTACCTTTTCAATTTATATCGTTAGGTGGTGCGCGAGATATGGCTTATCTAGCAGGAGAAAATTATACATATATAGGTAGCAAACCTGGTTTAATAGTGCAAGCACTAAAGCAAGCTAGATGTATGAATCCCATATTTTACTTTGATGAATTAGATAAAGTAAGTAATACACCACACGGACAGGAAATCATCAATCTATTAATCCATATTACTGACCCGGCGCAAAATGAACATTTTCAAGACATGTATCTAGATGGAATACCTATTGATTTATCACGAGCAGTATTCATATTTTCATTTAATGACAGGGCTCTAGTAAATCCAATCCTGCTAGATAGAATGGAAATTATTAAGTTTGATAAATACACCTATCAAGATAAAGCGGTCATCGTAGAAAAGTATTTATTACCAGAAATAATAAGTGAATATTTTGGTTCTAGCGCAATCAATACACTAGGCTCTAGCAATACACTAGGCTCTAGCAATGCACTAGGCTCTAGTAATGTACTAGGTTCTAGCAATATAAAAGTAATTCTGAAAAATAAAAAGAAAGTATTGAAAACCCTAATATTAATTCCACTGAATCAGAATTCTAGACGTAATATAATCCCTAGAAAAATTGGAAAAGGTATAATTAAAAATACAAGGAACAAGACGTGTGGTATAAGGTGTATTAAAAGGAAATTAGAAAAAGCAATTGCTAGAAAAAATCTAGAAGAATTAATAAAGCCCATAAAACAACAGAAACAACAAAAACAACAAAAAACATATACTATAGTAATAAAAAGTAGTGATTTAGAATAAATTTACATACTAGGGTATTCTTGGGGTGGTGTTAGATTCTTACCGCGACCCATAAACATATTGACTTGTTCGGGAGAAATGCACAATTGGCCGGTTGAGGTTGAATACTGTGAATGGCAAGTGCCGCCATAATTGTTCTTTGCGAAGACAAATAAGTGTTTCTCGCCGTTGGGGGTGCCATCTACAGTTGGAAAGTTTTTGCTTGCAGGGTCTTCAGTAAGTTGGATATCATCACCAACCGGGCTAGTGATAAATACTTTGCCCATTAATGGAGCAGTATCAATCTTGTTAGGAAGACGGATACCATCATAAGAGCCAATAGGTGATATTAAAGAATTAAGATTTTGATAATTATAACCATCGCAACCACCAGGAGTTGAAGCCGCAGAACCTGCCAAATTGGGATTATTGTCTATTGTTCGCATAGTGTAGTCTAGAGGTGCATATCCTCCTAGACCGGACCCATTAAATCCCTCATACATCCAACCAAGCCCCTGCCCTCTAGGACGTAGTTCCATCCAACATAGCCCAAAAACAATAACTAGCACACCAATCACTACATAGAGACGGGTTCTAGAATTATTTACTGTTCCTGCATACAAGACTGCTAGAAGAACTAGCACGATAAGTGGTAATAGAATATTCATTTTTTAAGATTAATTACAAGATTAATTACAAGATTAATTACAAGATTAATTCCTAGCCTAGCCTGTTATATATTATACTATACGGATAAAATAATTATCAGCATAAAGATAATATCGCGATTTTTTTAATATAAAAAATATATTCATCTAGGATATAGTTAAAAGATGTCAGAAAATCTTAAGTCCAATTGCACTGAATTATCACGTGCTTATAATTTCTATTATCATGCCCCAGAGAATAATGATTATTCGCTGGAGTCATATATAGAAATTTTATCTTTTAACTCGTTGGAGGAGTTTTGGGTATTGGATAAGTTTATTCGTCGTGAAATGATTGAAATGGGTATGTTTTTCATTATGGCTGATCCAATCCTGCCGATGTGGGAGGATTCACATAATATAAATGGTGGATGTATAAGTTGGAAAGTAGATAGAAAAAATGCATATAAATATTGGGTAGATATAATCGGACATTTTATAACAGGTAATCTGGGTAAATATTCAAATAAGGTAAATGGAATTAGTATTAGTCCAAAGAAGAATTCTAGTATAATAAAGTTGTGGATAAGTCAGGAAATAGATGTTGAAGATTTGAATTTACCTGAATCATTTATGTTAGTAGACGATAAAGTAATTTTTAAGTCTCATACACAAAATATAGATAAAGATAAGAATAAACGTAATAACGGGCAGCCACTAAATTGTTATAAATATAATGAAGGTAAATATCATCGTGGTACATATCTAAATTGATTTTTCATTTTGTTTTATAGTTTTATAAATAGTTTTCTTAATGATTTAACATTTAACATTTAACATTTAACATTTAACATTGTGATTGTTAGTGATTGTTAACTTTGTGATTGTTCTAGATAATTTTTTTTATTTTTATCTAGTGATTAAATTATATGGATTTATTATAGCATATCTAACTAGAAATATATCAATTTCAGTTTGTAGTATTGTTTTATAAAATGGATGGTATAAATATTCTTCTAAGTATAGTATTTCTACTGATAATAACATTTATTGGATTAGTTCGAGCAGAATCTATTGGTGGTGTATTTGCGTGTTTTGTGCTGCTAACAGTTATTTCATATGTAACCATTTATTTATTCAAAGCATAATACCGTCGCAAATAAATTAAAGAATATAAAACAAACTATACTAGCTACTTCTAGTTAAAAGTTTTAGAATAATTTATTGCTTTTAGAATATAGATTATTTAGAAAATAATGGCAGCAGCAGCATCTATACCTGATACTTCCAGTGCCATCACTGATAAAAAAGACTTTTCTAAATATATTTTTCATTTATGGACTTCTAAGACCCAGCCTATTAAGTATTTAACTGAACTTCTAAAAGATTTGCTAACTGATGGTAATTTGGAATGTAATGCCGACGGCATTAAATTATTATCTATTGATTCCGGTCGCACTGTTCTTATCCATATGAAATTATTCAAAGATGGCTTTGAAGATTTCAAGTGTGAGCAACCTGTTATTCTTGGTATTAATTTGGAACATTTCTTTCGCATCATTAAGAACCTAGAAAATCAGGACACATTGAAGCTTTTTGTAACCAAAGATAACGTAAATCGGATTGGTATCGAGCGGTTCAATAAAGAAGAGAATATCAATAATACTATTTACCAGAGTCTGATTGATATTCCGGTAACTCAACGAGATATTCCTTCACCTACATTTAATTCCGTCATTATCATATCTAGTGCCCGATTTCAAAAGATTTGTCGTGAAATTAGTCAATTCAGTGATAAAATTGAAATTATGGTAGTTAATAATACGCTCATATTTAAGGGTTATAATGAGTCCGCATCGCAAGAGATTCAGATTAAGCCTACTTCAAATGGAATGCAATTTGAAGCCAATACACCGGATGAAATCGTCCAAGGCGTTTTTAAGTTAAAAAGTCTGGTGCAGTTCAGCAAATGTGCAAATCTATCAAATACATTAAAGATTATGATTAGGAATAATTATCCAATTGTAATCTCTGCAGAAATGCCAGGATTAGGATTTATTAGGCTATGTTTGGCACCTGAGGTTGAAGAGGAATAGTATGTCAATGCTAGTTGTGTTTTTGAATGTTTTTGATTTTACATATTTTATCCATTTTATGTATTTTATCCATTTTATGATGCATAAAATAAAAATTGATTTATTTAATATTTTTATCTAGTAGCAGCATATTAATAGCATATTAACAGCATATTAACAAAATAAATGTTGAATATTGCATTAGTGGGTTTGCCATCATCAGGTAAATCTAGTATAATTAACTCACTAATTGGGAAACGTGTTGCACAATCTGGCATTTGTAGAACTACATTATCAGCAACTCTTTATGAAAATTTAGAATCTGATGACAATGTGCGATATAATATTTATGATTTGCCCGGAATAGCGGATATTGAAGATAAAGATAAGAAATTTGACGCAATGATATTCGATACTATTTGCAAATGTAATTTAGTATTTTGGGTTTCCGATATCTCTAAATCTTTTATTACAAATCACGAATATCAAGAATTTAATAAAATAGAACAACATATTTCAGAACTAGGTATTAAACAAGGGATACCGATACAATTGGCAATACTATTAAGTAAAGTTGATGATAATTTAGAAAATCTTAAGTTAAATGATGAAGAAGATGAACAATTTGAAATATGTCTAGAAGATGATCATACCCCGGAAATAGAATCAATTGATGAAATTAAAACTGATGAAGAAACAACCATCAAAGATATATATCAAAAAGTTAAAAATAAATTTACTAATATTCCAATCATTTGTTATAACGCACACGGACGCTCATACTATCATAAAAATTCCTCACCTAATTTAAGAAAATTCATTAAACAATACAAACCATTTAATATCAATACTAAATTTAATCTAAAACAATATTTGGATCATATTCCGGAATTTAATGATTTAATAAAAATTAAATATTTTATTGAAATCAAAATCAAAGGACTTCTAGCACAAACAATAGAAAAATTAATGAGAAAACCTATTGTAAAATCAATAGAAAAATTTGATGTTTGTGATACAAACAATATAGATGAAAATATTAGATTATGGTGTCCTACATCAAGCAAATGGGCTGTTGATTGTCCATTTGAACAATGTGCCACTTGTAGTAAAGATAAATATTGTATACGTTGCAAAGCTCACAGTACGTTGTTAGCATCAAGTGATTTTTATACTCCTGGTAGTTGTTTAAGTTCGGACACCAGAACTGTAATTAATGGGATTGGTGTAATTACCTGCCTTTCAGGATTATGTTGTATATCATTTCGTGGAACCTGGGATAAAATTCTTTGTAAGCATGGATACAATATAAAAAAATGTAAATCAAAGGATACGCAATCAACACAATCAACACCATCAAAAGATGCTCATAATAGTCTTCTATCTTTACAAAAGGAGCTAGTTAAAATCTTTAATAGTATTTATTCTAATGAGATTAAACGTAAAATAATTAAATTTATTCTATATGATACTATGTCTAGCACACCATTACATAAAGATGATTTGCTAGGATTAAAATCCGAACAATATGATTCCCAAGTTTGGAATAGTATTTGTATGAATGAAAATAAGATTGATATTAAAAAATATTATAACTATCTAAAAGATGAAGACACACTAACAGCAAATCAAATATTTAGATTAATTCAAATTGGTAAAGATTTAACTCTAGAAGATAAACTATATCTATACACACATCCTAAATGTGATACGATAAAGATTTATGATAAAGTATTTACAAAAGAAAATATTTATAATCTAGAATATTTAATATCTGGGAAAGTATTTGAAATCAATACACAACAAGATTCTAAAGAAGATAGCCAACAAATTAAAAACACAAAATATAAATTTGAAATATACACAACTACATTGCTAGAAAAAATTAAAGCAATCCGAAAAGCAGCTTATGGTTATATTGAAGAAGATATAAATATAACAATGATTCCTATTGCATATGATAAATTTGGATTATTTTGGCGTCCTTAATATCCTTTAACTAATTTTACTTTTTTCATAAATTTACACTAATCATATAAAATACCACACCAAATAACAATGCTTGTACTAGATTGCGTTCAATCCAAGGAAAACCATCTAGACAACTCAATAATTTATTAACAAGTTTAGAATTTAATATATAAAAGACCATACCAAATAATAAAGCTTTGAGGGCGACATCTTTGACAAGAAAATTCAAATGTAGTGATTTGCCAGCATTACTGGTATCTAGTTCATTCTGATAATCTAATTTCGAATCCATCACCGGTTATCTAGCAATCTAGCATTAACTATATTTTATCAATATTTTAATCTAAATAATCCAGAACACTTCTAGGACACTTCTAAAATACTTCTAGGCAAATATAAGCAATTAAAAAGAATAGCCCTGCATACACAAAATGTTTAAACTTCTTAAGTTGTGGTGATATTTCATCTAGAGGTAGTAAATTATTTCCCATACTATAAACTACTAAGTAACCTATGCAACTTAATAGCAATGCTAGAAGAATATTTCGCATCTCCTTAGATTCAATTTCCATAGAACCGCGAAAACCTTCTACTTTATCATTTTGACGGCGTGTATTACTTTGCTTTTTTGCTTCCTCTTCAAATACATTAGTACGATCTTCTTCTTCTAGAACAGCATTTTCATCGTCCGAATCTTCATCGTCATCTTCATCTCCACTATTCATTACACGCTTAATATCCTTAAATCTATTAACATTCTTAAAACTAGACATGCTAGATGGTTTGGTTGTTTCCGGTTTTGTAGTAATATCCACATCCATAGCCATAGTCATTTTTGGTGTTGTTGTAGTAGTGGATTCATTACCCATTCTCATTTCTACTTCCATTTCGGTATTAGTTGGAATAGGTTGTGTAGGTATTGTAAAACTAGGTGTAGTAGTTGGCATTCCCGTTCTCATATCTGATATTTTTGTAGGTAAGGTATCATTCCTGCGACCCATAATAGAGTTCATTGAAGATAAATTGGATTTAGTAGTAGCAGGATTGGTAGTAGCAGGATTGGTTGTGCGATTATTAGTAATATTAATAGATGGATCCGGAATAGCTACACTTTCTTTAGAATAATTTAATGCCTGTTTTAAGTTTGCTATCATTAATTCATCATCAGCTGTGAATGAAGTAAATCCCTCGGTGAATCTTGAACTATTACCTAGAACCATTTTCCTTGTGATTTAGAATATCAGTGTTATAAGTATCTACTAATTATTTTAACATATTTTAATTTTATTTTTAATTTAGTCTTCAAATACAACTACTTCTAGATCATCTAGAATCTTATAATCTATTCCGTCATCACTTTCATCTTCTATATGTTCATCGTCTATATTTTCACTGTTATTTTCTGAATCATCTAGAATATCTAGAGTATCTAGCGTATCTTCATCTATATTATCATTATGTGAATTTATATCTAGCTTTCCGTCTAGCTCTCCGTCCGGCTCTTTTTCTACATTGATAGTATCTTGAACAGATATGCTAGAAGTAATATTTTCTACTGTTTTAATATCTAGATGACTTGCTAAACCCACATTACTATTATCGCGCTTGCTTTCTAAATTATTATTTTCTAATACATTGGGCATAAGAGAAGTCTCTTGATAACCATCTAGATTAGATTTAAAAAATACGTCCACTTCTCTAGAAGTAGTCATATTTATACCAGGCGCATCTGGTATTTCAGAATTAAATAATTTTTCATTATTGCCAGAAGTATTATTGCCAGAAGTATTATTTGAACTTGGAATAGTATTATCCGGCTTGTTTTTT